GTGCGACTGAAGATTGACGGAATGGGGGTGGAAAACCTTCTAACGAAGGAACCTAGACTGTTTCACTAGTATGATCTCTTGGGCACCCCTGGTGTAAACCCCCCAAGATCGGATTTTAGATGTTCATTGTGCGACTGAAGATTGACGGAATAACACCATTTCCATTGCCATTCTTCTTTTTCTTTCCATTACCATTACCATTGCTATTACCATTGCCATTACTATTGTAAAGAGCAACAGCATTATTGCCATACATGGTGGACATGTTTGGATATCCAATGAGCCTATCGGCAGTACCGATTTCTCGGATACCACCTAAGAGTTCATTAACAATACCCTTAGCAACACCAACAAGACCGTTCGTTCCCACCCTCTTAACTTTACTTAATATGAGAGGCAGAATACCTCCATCATTAAACTTAGCTGGATAGGTGTGAGGTAGTGCGGTTTGTAGGACTTGAGCCATTTCAATAGCTCCTTCATCCTTCTCTGGAACCTCACGTTTAAATAACATGAATTCCGAGCTGGTTTCGCAACAGAATTGATAATGTGTTCCATAGACAATAGCAGCTGAGCTTGCTGGATCCAAGTTAGTAGCATAATCAATTTGCCACTTACCAGAAAGATCAACTAAGTCTCTCTTAACCGACAAAGCATCGAGGTACACTGTCTCGACGTTGTTCGCAGACCGGATAAGAGGTCTCCATTCCCTAGTAGAGACAAAGTCTAAATGGTCTTTGCCATAGGCTTGCCTAGAATGTGCACCTTCAATCCAATTATTTACGTAACTCTTCTCATCAGCTTGGAGCAGAGCTTCAAAGCTAAACTCTGGAGTAACAGAATAACGTGCTAATTCATTAGAAACAGCAGCTGAAGGTGAATCAAATTCCCTTTTGCGAAGGAATTGATTATCTAAAGGATCACCTATGTCAACATCGCCAGTGAACTGATGTACCAATTGTGGTCCAACAAACCATGAGACCGTCGCAACTCCCGTGAGAGTTATTGTTATTCTTACGGTAATCACAGCTTGTGAATTCACTAGTATATCAGTACCAGTTTCATTCCAGATGGAAAATCCATAGTAGGATTGGAATTGAACTTCTGTAGGATTATTAAGCCATGGTATATTATGCCACCTAATCCCATCATAGTAAAACAATCTATCTCGCGACAATTGCAATGACAGGGTAAGTGACACAAACCCAATAGGAAAGCTTATAGCTGGTGGTAATGGGTCCGGCCCAGACAATCCTGCAGTTATAGCTAGCGAATAGGGATTTAAAGCACTGTTGAACTGTAGAGACGCTGAAGCTATGCGACCTTTAAATTGGGTTGCATTAGCAACAGGAGTTATAGTTAAATAACGACCCCATCTACGGGCCTCTCTTACTAGTTCAACGAAGCGTGGGTTCTTGCCGAAATCTGGAAACAAGTTACGTAATAATCTAGGACAGTGCCATCCTACTCCCATTGTGGGAACACCTGCAACCACATTGCCGTTATCATCGTAAATTGAATAATCGGCAGGATTATGCCAACCAGGTAATTGTTTCCCCATCCATTCCTCGGAAGGAATTGAATTGAGAATATATCTCAAGAACGTCCTCACCTGCGTAGGAGTGACAGTACTAGGGAAAGCTACAATAACTAGTTGTTGTACATAATATGGTGTTAGAAAAGCCACCATATCCCATGCTTCTTCTGGTAGGAAATCAGGCCTACTCAGAACAAATTGATCTCGTGTCTTGCCTTTAGTGGCAGACTGATCACAGCCATCAGGAGGTCCAGAACAGCTGGTTGCTCCTGAAGGAGCAATTACCTCTTGCACGTATTGTGCACCGTTGTCAGTACAAGGCTGACAAGCAGAAACCATTGTTCTAGTGTTGAAAATGCCAATTCAACACCGAAGCTGCAATTGCTTCTTCCATAAGCAATTGAGAATAGCAGTCTATGCCAAAAGCATCATTAAATGAGACTCGAGACACGGCGTTGGGATTCTCAAATCTATTGACACACTTTTGTACACCCAATCGATATTCACTGAAGTACCACTTGTACTCACCTCCAGCAGATCGAAACAAAGCAGCTAGTTTAGAGATAATTGGCATTTGGGGAGAACAGAGCCCCTCACCTATACCTATGGTTGTTAGGTAATCCCTCCAATTAATTGGTTTGGCTCCTAGTTTGTAAATTGCCCTAGAGATCGCTCTCAGTGGCTCTCTACACATCAACCAACCATGGGTTGTCAAGACTGGCTTACTCTGGCAGAACTCAATTTGTGAAAATTCGCGAACGATTTCAACCTTAGATTCCATGCCAGTATCAGAAAAATCAACATCCACTTTCCTGGGCATAAAGACCACGGAGTCATCTCCATCAAGATAGATGATGGCTTCAGGCCCAAACTTAGCCCTAAGGATCGCATAGTTGATTAAACAGTTGCCGAGAGCAGTGTTGGCATCACCACTCATACGTCTTGCGGTGCATTTATACCTTAATCCATTACGACTATGGCCAACGTTGTAAATTTGTTGCTTAAGCAAATAAGACAACCATCGGTCACCCTTATAACAGTCTAAATAGAAACTATGTTCCATTTGTAACAAGTCTTTATTGACCCTACTGTCAAACTTGGAGTGATCAATCAAATACACATATGGCCTCTCGTAATGCTGGTACATGTTCCATAAGGCTTCGCCCCTTTCTAATGCGTTCATACCCTTAGCTACCATAGGATGATAGTGATTAAGTCTTGAACGCAACTTATAAAGAGCTTTCTCAATTGGAACAATGTACTTAGCCAATCGAGCTGTATAAGGAGTAGCCCTATATTGGATAGCTCGTGGGGATTTATCAGGGTCACTCTTCTTTTCAAATTTGATGAAAAGATTAACTCTAGAGTGTACTCTCTTAAGATCAAGAGATAGGGCTTTTCGATATCTACGCTTCATTCGCACTGGCCTAGAATCAATAAGCTCTTTACTACTCATCTTAGAAACAGAGAGCTCTTTCGATATTTCAATAAGAATTGAACAACAAGTCTTTAGAACATCGACAGAGGTAGGCATCATCGGTATTAAATGTCTATTTAGTAAACAATAATACTCGTTTTTGATGCAGCCCTGATCAGCATAAATTGGAGGAAGATTGAGATTTGGGTCAACAATCTTAGACAAGAATCTTTTATGGATACACCCCTCAGAATGAGGAGCATATATCTGCATATCTTTACGATTGATCGCAGATAGATCACTGTCAAAACACAAGCACTTAATTGTGCCACCCTCCTCCATCGGGTGCTTGGATCTCCTTCCCCCGAAAGTTCGCTCTGCCTGGCCTTAACAGGACCGGATTTGCGAATTCTGATACTTGATAACTCATCATCATCAGGTATCATGGCTCTGGTAATTGAACCCATCAGAGCATCATGAACCCTTGTGGGATTGATGTTCTTCTGGTTAAGAATCTGAACTGCCGCGGACCTTAATTGATTATGATGCAAATCATCTCTTGGCAGGTTTAACGATCTTAACTTCAATTGTGAATAAAGCTCGGGGATGTATTTTATTTCGGTTTTACCGAACACAAACTCCTGCAGATCTATTAATCTGTTATACAGGTAGTAGTGAGGATGATATATATCAGTCGGATAATATGTCGTGGGCATGGTGCATTTCTCAACATACCAGCCATCATTTACATATAATCCCTCGGGCTGTTGCTTGACATTAGTGCTCCACCATTGTTGATGGATCAAGTCATCAGCTTGACGAATGGACTGATTTATTTCTTGCTCTTCGACCAACTTTTCTTCAGAGGCCTCAGTGCTACTTGCATTGCTGCTGCTTGCATGAAGTCCTCCTCCGAATGTTTCATCTCGAAGTCGTCGAGCTGATTGCACAGTTGTAAGTAACCATGCATGTATGGACGAGAAGTTATTAGATCCCGTTTTGCTCTCATGAGTCCCTTTGGACTCCGTACCTGAACTCTCGTTGGTAGTGAGTAGATCAGACGATCCGCTGCTTTCAACCAATGTTTCGCTTGAGCAGGCTGAGCTAACGCTTCCTGACGAAAATTTGCGCTCATAGCTTTAAATTCTGCTTCGTCAGTTGGATAAGTCTTCATCATTCTGTCAACATTAATGTTAGGCATGTCAACTAGTTTGATTTCTTCAGTTTCCTGACATTTGATAGGCTTATCCCTCAGGACCTCTTGTACAACCACTGGAAAAACTCTCTGCGGTAGCGGTTCCTGTACTGTTTTCTCAACAGCCTTGGGTGGAGTGGGCTTAGCTTTCGGCTTACTTTGTTGGACTTTACTCCTTTCTTGGTTAACCTTCTTAGCTATAGCCTTCAACTTCCGTGCCACAGCATCCATATCAGTAGTCACTGCTTTTCTTTGGATCAGCGGCGTGTTGGTTCCTTTGGGTGTCTTGACCTTCTTCTTCTTCCCCTTCTTCGATTTTGGTGTGCTAGCTTGAACTGCAACATCCTTCTTCGCCTTGGGTGATTTGACTTTGGTACTGACCTCCTTTTTAACCTTAGGTTTCTTGACTTTATTGTCGGCGTCCTTCTTAACGGGCTTTCCGTTCTTACCTACGGTAACCCATTCATTAGGTTTTTCCGATTTTGAAGCTATTTGACCTAAAGCATTGCCAACTTCCTTCCCTATGTTTTCGACTGCACGCTTTACATTCTCCTCTTTCTTATAGAACGGATGTGATCTTAATTTGATCTCACCCTTCTCCTCTTTGAAGGTGAATATAGTATTGCAACGAAAGCAATCAGCGATGGTGTAACCCAGATCATCATCACCGTATGTGCGATAGCCTTTGCTATTGCACCACAGACACCGAACCACCTTCGGTGCTGGCTTCTTCGATGGCTTTGGTTTTGGTTGGCCATCTGCCAGGCGAGCTTTTCTGAACAAAGCATCAACCTGCTTTCTTAGATGTGGATAAAATTCCACTACCTCGGTAAGGTTACGAGGAACATGATCTCTTGATCTTGACATTTTGTATTTAACGTGCTCTTG